CCCTCAACCTGGTGGAGATCCTTATGCTGATGCAGGCTCCATCGTATAACACATAATAAAGGAGGCATGGCGGCGTGAGTAAGGTATCGCTGAAAGATGCTGAGGAGGCTCACAAGGCCGTCATTACATCTCAGCAAAAGCAAATTACGAATCTGTATGAGAAGTGGGCCGATGAAATGGCTGAGCAGGCAAAGAAGTATGCAAGCTCAAAGAATCCTAGTGCGGCCCTGAAGTCTCAGCAAATCACCCAATTGGAAGGAGCCCTGCGGAAGGCTGGTGAACAAACAGCCAATGCGGTAAACAGTTCCGTAAAGCAAAGCATGGCTCGCGCCTCGCAAGCTGTTGTAGCTAGCAATGCAGAATGGATGGAAAAGCTCGGGTTTCCTGAGGGCAGTATCTCAGCCGCGTTCAGTAGTGTGCCGACAGAGATTGTGCAGAACATCATTACTGGTCAGGTATACGAAGGTGGTTGGAGCCTTGCCAAGAGCATCTGGGGTGATAACGAAGATACACTTAGCAAAGCATACGAAATGGTCGCTGGTGGTATTGCTGAGAACAAGAGTGTATATGACATTGCAAAGGACCTAGAGCAATACGTCAGACCAAGTGCAAAGAAGCCTTGGAACTACACCTTCAAGAGCGTTGACAAAGTAACTGGTAAAGAGAAGACGTACCGTGTGTATCCGAAGAAGGTAGACTACAACGCCCAACGGTTGGCACGTACGTTGTCCCAGCATGCATATCAACAGACGATGGTTGCAGTCAACAAAGACAACCCGTTCGTTCAGAAGTTCAGATGGCATGTGATTGGTGGTCGTGCTTGTCCGATTTGCCTTGCACGCAATGGCAAGCTGTTCGACAAGAACAACGTCCCAATGGATCATCCGAACGGGATGTGCATTCTGGAGCCTGTGTATGACGAGGACGTCAACCAGCGGTTGGCCGATTGGGTGAATGGGAAAGAGGATCCAGCACTAGACAGGTATGCCAAGCAGTTTGGTGCTACACCTGGTGACATCGCTGTGAAGGAAGGCGAAAGGAAAAAGACTTTCCTTGAAAGTCTGAACGAATCTGAAAAGGAAGCTATTAGAGAATATACTGGATATGTGTATAGCGGTGTAAATTCGTATTTGAGAGGAAACGAAGCTTTTGGAACCAAGGATGTAAAGAAAATCGTAAAAAATATAGACAGCGCAATGAGCAAGGCGAGTATTGAAGAGAGCATCGAAGTGTTCAGAGGAGACGATATGCGAGGGCTTCAAGGCCTAATGCAAGATGGAGGTCGTAGAAGTTCTTGGTATGAAAAAGGCAAAAACTTATTTAGCCTTATCGGCAAAGTTGTAACGAACGATAGCTATATGAGTACCTCAGCGGGAGACGTTTTGGATCAATACAAGCGCGGTGTGATTTATCATGTAAGCGTTCCAGAAGGAGCACAAGCCGCAGATATTTCTAGCATATCCAGGCAGAAGTCTGAGCGAGAAATTCTGATAAACAGAGGGCAAGAGTTCGAAATCGCTGACGTCAAGTGTCAGGTAGACGACGAAGGCTACGTTTATGGAGAAGTTCATGTATACCTGAAGTTGAAGAAGAAAACTTGAACAGGTTTTACGAAACGTTTTGCAAATGCTTGCGTATAGAGTAATTAAGCAGTAGGTGAGGATATTATGGAGATAAACGAGAAAAGGATGGGTGCATGTAGCTTAACGGGAGAACAACGCAAGGTGGCGGAAGACAACTATGGCTTGATCTACGCTGCGTTGAAGAAATATTGCATCCCGCGCGAATACGAAGACTTTTACGGTGTGATGGCCGAGGGGTTGTGCAACGCAGTGCGGACGTACAATCCTAACCGTGGCGTTAAGTTTTCTACCTATGCTATGAAATGCATGTGGAGTGCATGCTTCGTGGAAAAGCGTAAGGGCCGCACACAGCGTAGTGGCAATGATGTCACTATTGTCAGTTTGAGTGATCCTGTGCCGGGTACGGACGGGCGTTGTATTGAGGATCTGGTGCCTGATGGCTCAGACTTCGTTTGTGCTTATGAGCAATCCACCTTGATCCGTAAAACGCTGGACAGGCTGGCTCGCAAGTATGAGCTGCAAGGCAAATACAATGGGGTAAAAGTAGACAGGATGTATGTGTTCAAGCGTGTGTGCATCGAGGGCGCAACCCAAAATGAATTGGCTGAAGAGCTTGGAGTAGCACAAGGAACCGTCAGCCGGATCGCGCGGCGGGTCAAACAGGATCTGGCGTGCATGTTGAAGCAAGAGGGTGTTGAGACGTGGTAAAAAAAGTTTCAAAAGCAACGAAGCTACGCCATGTACTTAGGTAAAAATTTTCAATAAGCTGTTTACTTTTGCGTTGTTATGTAGTATAATATAGCATAGGGCCAGAAGGCCGTTTAAAGATTGCAGTGCAAATACAAGCCTAGGAGGGCAAACAAACAAAAAGGTTACTTCGTGTTCTGCGGACCGCCGTTATCGCTTATTTGGTATTCCGTGTAGTTCTGTTCAATGCAAATGAGCCATATTGCAACCGGCTGCGCAACGAAGACTACTTGGAAGGCCGCACCGCGGTAACGTATTGCAGCTCCGTATGGAACTGACGACAAAGAAAGAGGTACGTACAATGCTTCAATTTTTTGCTCAATGTGCTGAGTGCAAAAGTACTTTGGAGTTGGGACCGAGTGAAGTGGTTAAAAGTAAAATCGACATGCCAAGTGGGAAGTCAATATGGCTGACATATTTCGACTGCCCGAAATGTGGGCACACGCACTTCGTCCAGATTGACGATGTAAGAACGCAAATGCTTCTTTCGGATCTGACCAAGGTGCTTGCTGCTACCGCAAAGGCTAAGAAGCAAGGGCATAGCGTTAGAAAACAATCGGCCAAGTACCATCGCATCAACCGCGACCTGAGCGCAATCAGGAACGACCTTGAGAAGGAGTATTCGGGTGTAGTTGTGCATTTGCCTGATCGCCAAACAACGTACGAGTTGGCGTTCGTCAAGCAGAACGCATTCGATGTTACAACAGATCACGATGCGTGGGTACGCTGTTAAAATAAATAGTGCAAAGATTTGCAAAACCGCATCAAACTACCATGAGTACATCATGGATAAGAAAAGGAGAAGATTATGGTAATTGAAGAAAAGAAAGATGGCATGGTTGAAGAGCCCATCGAAGACACCGAAGGTATCGAGGGTACTGAGGGCGTTGAAGACGGCGCCGATGGATCCAGTGGCGACGAAGGCGGTAACGGTGCTGCCGGTGGCGATGGCAAGAAAAAGTCGCCCCGCACGTTCACCCAGGACGAAGTCACTCGGATGATGACTCGTGAGAAGAAGCAGGGCCGCAACGCCGTGCTGCGCGAGCTTGGTATTGATCCGAAGGACACCAAGACCATCAGCCTGCTTCAGAGCGTAATGAAGAGCAAGTCTGGTAGTCAGCCTGAAGACGATGGCCATATGGCGGAGCTTGAGCACCGTACCCTTGTCGCCGAGGCAAAAGCTGAGGCAATGCAGCAGGGCGCACAGGCCGAGTACGTCGATGATATCGTCACGCTTGCTCTGAGCAAGGCTGAGGAAGACAGCGACGTCAGCACCCTCGTCGGCGAAGTGAAAACCAAATACCCCGTTTGGTTTGGCAAGCAGCCTGAAGACGACGATGACAAGAAGGGGACTGGTGCCAATAAGGTTGGTACCAAAGGGACGGGCTCCAGTGTCAAGAGCAAAGCAGCGTCCAAGAAAGAAGAGCAGAATATCGGCGCTCGGCTGGCTGCCCAGCGCAAAGCCCGGAACACTGGCAAGAAGAGCTTCTGGGGCTAATTTCCAAAGGAGGTAAGAGACAATGCTGAACAAGTCTGGTATCACCAAGAACAGCTATATGAACGTCCGGCAGATCCTTTTTGATGTCGACAAGCAGACTTCCGTTGGCTGCGTTGTGCCGCAGTCGCTCGGCGTCGCGGTTGGTACGAGCAAGATTGCGAAGGCTGGTACGCCGATCAAAGTCGATTTGAACAACCTGCAGGCCGATGTCGTGAAGGCTAACGGCAGCACCGCCATGAATGCGGTCCTGCTCCACGACGTGGACGTGACTGCTGGCAAGGCCAACGGTACCGCCCTGATCTTCGGTTTCGTGAACGTGAATCGTTGTGATTCCGATGTCCAGAGCCTGATCACCACTGCTGCCGGTGCCACCGGCGTATCTCCGCTGATTGTCTTTGCAAAGCTGTAATCGGCGGACAACACAAATAAATGAAGGAGGATAATATAGCATGACTATTTTCGATCTGGTAACATCCCAGGGTCTGGCTTCTTACTGGACGGAACTGTCTCAGGATCGTGACCCGTATCCTTGTGAAGAGCTGTTCCCCAATGATAAGAAGCGTGGCCTCAATCTGAAGTGGCTGAAGGGCTCCAAGGGCCTGCCGGTCGTACTGAAGACTTCCGCTTTTGACGTCGCTGCCGTCCCCCGTCCGCGTATTGGCTTTGAGAAGCTGAGTGCGGACATGCCGTACTTCAAAGAGTCCAAGTATATCGATGAAGAGATGCGGCAGGAACTGAACATGGTGATGGAGTCCGGCATTCAGGGCTACATCGATGCCGTGATGGACAAGATCTTCGACGACCAGACGGAGCTGCTGGAAGCTGCTGCCGCCACTCGTGAGCGGATGCGCATGATGGCTCTGACTACTGGTGTGGTTTCCATGACCAGCAACGGCCAGGCGTTCACTTTCGACTACGGTGTGGAGCACAAGGGCGACGCAGCCACTGCTTGGTCCAATCTGTCCGCTGCCGACCCGCTGGAGGACATCCGTGTTGCGAAGGAGAAGATTCAGGACGAGACTGGCACCGTTGTCACTCGCGGTATGTGTGACCAGAAGGTCTGGCGCAATCTGCGGAACAACGAGAAGATCAAGAAGGACATCTTCGTCCTGACCCAGGGCGTTGGCGCCATTACGGACAAGCAGCTGCACCAGTATATCGTGGACCAGCTGGAGATCGACATTCGTGTCAACTCCAAGCGGTACAAGGACGAGAAGGGTGCCGTCACCCCGTATATGCCGGCTGACACTCTGGTACTGTTCCCCGACGGTGCACTTGGCAAGACGTGGTTCGGTACTACCCCGGCTGAGAGCGATCTGATGTCCGCTAGCGCTGCTAATGTGTCCATCGTTGACACTGGCGTTTCGATCACTTCCGTGAAGAAGGAAGACCCTGTTCAGGTTGAGACGATCGTCGCCATGATCTGCCTGCCCGACTTCCCAATGGCCGACCAGGTGTATATCATGGACACCGAGCCGGCATGATCTGCAGAAGGGAGCAAGCAAAATGGTAACCATTAAGTCGAAAGACGAAAAGGAGATCTTTCAGGTGACGCAGGGTGCCTATAACACTGTCTTCGAGGGGCAGGGCTACAGCATCGTACCGAAACCGAAGAAGGCTGGCCAGCACAAGAGTGCCGACAAAGCTCCCAGTGAAGATGAACGCTTTGTTGCCGAGCTTATGGAGAAGCCAATCTCCCAGTGGACCAAAGACGAGGTGAAGCGCTTCGTTGATATCAAGGGCATCGACACCACTGGTGCGAAGAGTGTCAACGAGGTGAAAGATCTGATCAAGTCTATGTTCCAGCAGTAACCCAGTGAGGTGAGGATGGTATGACAGATATCGAAAGAATGAAGAGGATTCTGAGAGAATCTGACGTACCGTTTTTTGATGACTCGGATTTGTCGTTCTATATCGAAGAAAACGGTGGCGACGTAGATGCAGCCATATATCAGTGTTTGCTGGTTAAGGCTGAAGACACTACACTGAGTATAAGTGGCATATCGGCAGCAGACACATCGGCCTACTTCAGAAGGCTGGCAAGTAAATATAGGCCGTCAAATTCCGGCACACTGAAAGGTGGCTGACCTTATGGGGCGTGGAACAAGTTTCCAGCTTAGTAAGGTCAGCCGCTTTATTAAGTTGTACGGTGATGAATTTGCCTTCGAAAGATTCCAGCTGAACAAGTACAACGAGCCGATCAAAGATGACCCGGAGCACCCGCCACAGTCAATCCGTATTCGTGGTGCATACCATGAGGTGAATTCCCAGGTATCATTCAACACGAGCGAAGGCACTGTGACGCGTACTGAGCCACAACCTAGGATCCTGTGCATGCCCGTGGATGGTTCCAAAGTCAAAATGAATGACGAGGTAACGTACAAGGGCGTACGGTACAAGGTTGTGGATCCGGCTAATCTTGGTATGCAAAGTGTGTGCATCGATATATCATTGGAAGTGGTACAGAATGGCTGAGTCTGGTTTCAAACTCGATACGTCAAAGTTGGCAAAAGGTTTGGAGAATATGCGGAGCAAATTCGATGTGGCTATGGAAATGAAAGCCGGCGAATATGCTAGCCAACTTCAAACTGATGCACAGGTAAATGCCCGATGGACTGATAGAACAGGTGAAGCACGTAGGCGGCTCAATGGGTCGTATGAGGTGTTGGCTACCGGCTACAAACTCGTACTGGCTCATGGCGTTGACTATGGTATTTGGCTGGAGCTTGCAAACGAGAAGCGGTATGCAATCATTGAGCAAGTTATTGAGTACACGGGCACATTTGTCATCATGCCAGATTTCGAAGACTTTATGAGCAGATTGGGTGGTAGCAGTGCAAAGTAGTAACAGGTGGGGTGACATATACGACGTCCTCACTGAAGACGGTTTTGACGTATACGAACCTGCCCAACACCAAGGCGAGTGCACGAAACGGTATGTCGTAGTTGCGTTGGATGCGTGTTCGCGCATATCGAACTATTCCAGCGTTAGCCAGCGTTACGACATTATGCTGTACATCCCAAGGGGCCAGTACAGTCAGTTGGAGGATTTCGTGGCAGCTGTAAAGCAGTCCATGAAGAAGCTGGAGCCTATGATTGTGCCAATGCACTCACAAACGCCGCCATACTATGACGACGGCGTTAAAGGACACATGGTAAGTATTCAGTACAGAAACAGCAGGAAGCTGTAGAAAGGAGATAGCAATGGCTGCCAAGAAAGGCAATGAGATTGCAACTATCGACGTTGTGCTCGTTACGTACAAGGTAGACGAGACCGAGATTGGCATGAAGACCGCATCCAAGGTCGACGTGTCTGTGCAGTCCGAAACGACCGATGCGGTGAAGCTGATTGTGAAGGGCGTATTGATCGCCCAGAAGCGTGAGCAGACTACCGTGACCGGCCACACGATCACTCTGACCGACAACGTGCTCATCCCTGAGCTGGTTAAGATGCTCCAGGGTGGTACCATCAAATATTGGCAGGATAGTGGGCAGTCCACCGAAACCGATTCCGATGCAGGGTTTGGCGTGGCGAGTTATACGCCGCCCGTGGCTGGATCTGAGGATAAGGTCAAGGAGGGCGTGCTGAGCATATATTCTGCCATCTACGATGCTGCCGGTCTGATTACGGGATATGAGAAGTGCGAGTATCCGAATTGCAAGGGCGTCCCGGTTGCGTTCAACGTCGTCGACGGTGAGTTCCGCGCCCCCGAATACACTATCAACAGTGCGCCGAAAACCGGCGAGGCTCCGTATAAGATCACGTATCTGAAGGAGCTGCCGGAACTGACCGCATAAACAAAAAAAGAACAGTAAATGGAGGATTAAGATGGGTGCTTTGAAAGTAACCTCGATTGAGGCTTTAAAGAAGTATAGCTCTGGGCAGGTTGTGGAGCTGCCGCCGTTTGCGGACGGACAGCCGTTCAATGCCCGGTTGCGTAGACCTTCGATGTTGGTGCTGATCCGGTCTGGCCGGATTCCCAATGCTTTGCTGGAAACGGCAAATGGCTTGTTTCTGAAGGGTGGTGTCAATGGCAAGAAGCTCGATTCGCTGAAAGATGCTCTTGATGTAATCGACATCTTGTGCGAAGCGAGCTTTGTTGAACCGACCTTCCAGGAAATCAAGGAAGCCGGCATTGAGATGACCGATGACCAGTATATGTTCGTGTTTGAGTACACGCAGCGTGGGGTGAAGGCACTGGAAAACTTTCGTCAGCAGCCCATCAATAATCCCGCTGCTGGCAATGTCGCAGAGGTACAGCGAAAGGCCATCGGTACTCCTGGGAATTGAGGACGAGTATGATGCGTATTGCTTGGATGAGGCATGCGCGCTAATCATGAAGCACCTTGATGACAAGGAGGAGCCCACATTCACCAAGAAGGAAGCAGGAGCTCATAAGTACCGTTTGCCCAGTGAATTGTATGCGAAGTATGACAACTAGAAAGGAGGCGTAGCGTATGGTTGACATTGGGTCCGCAGTTGGTTATCTGTTGCTTGACACAACTAATTTCCAAAAAGGCTTCAAGTCTGCCTTTTCTGACATGAAGTCGTTTATGGATAAATCTAACAAGTTAGCGGATAGGACAGCAGCACTTGGAAGTACCATGACAAAAACGGGCTCAGCGTTGACGAAATACGTTACGCTTCCGCTAGTTGGTGCTGGAGTTGCACTCGGTAATTTTTCTTTGGGATTCGAGAACTCGATGGCAAAGGTGAGCACGATTGCCGATACAACACAGGTGCCACTTGAGGACCTGGAGAAGCAGATCGTTGACCTGTCCAATGAAACTGGTGTCGCAGCAGGCGATATCGCACAGAATGTGTACGATGCGATATCTGCTGGGCAGCAAACTGGTGATGCGGTGGCGTTTGTTGGGAACGCAACGAAATTGGCCACTGCAGGTTTCACCTCTTCGTCTGCTGCATTGGACGTTCTCACAACCACATTGAATGCTTACGGGTTGACATCGGAAGATGCGGCCCACGTTTCCGATGTGTTGATTACAACTCAGAAATTGGGCAAGACAACCGTTAACGAGTTGTCCCAGTCAATAGGTAAATTGATACCTGTTGCCAATGCTAATGGCGTTTCGGTGGAACAGCTTGGTACTGCATACTCGATTCTGACTGCCAATGGTATAGCCACGGCAGAGTCCACGACGTACTTGAAGGCCATGTTCAACGAGCTTGGCAAGTCTGGTACTGATGTAAGTGACATTATCAAGAGCGAGACCGGAAAGAGCTTCCAAGACTTGATGAACGAAGGAACTTCACTCGGTGAGGTAATTAGCATGCTGCTGCAGTATGCAAGCGATACTGGCGTAGGTCTTAGTGATCTGTTCTCTTCGGTGGAAGCTGGATCCGCTGCGTTGACCTTGGCAAGCAAGGGCGCCGAAGGGTATAACGGCATCCTGGACCAAATGGTCAATTCGTCTGGTGCAACGGAATCTGCATACGAGAAGATGCAGACGACGACGTGGACGTTGGCCAAGGCGTTCAACGAAATCAAGAACGTTGCCCTGGAGTTTGGTAACGCTTTGATGTCGGTATTGTCGCCTGTAATTCAGTCGTTTGTTGATATGCTCCATAATCTGGCAACTTGGTTGTCCAGTATAGATGAGGACACGAAACAAGTGATTGTAACTGTTGCGATGGTCGCAGCTACCATTGGGCCTGTGTTGCTTGTAATTGGCAAGTTGTTCACAACTGTAAGCAGACTGATGACTGCTGTGTCCAGCTTGTCTGCAGTATGGGCCGGTTTGTCGACGGTGCTCGGTGGTCTTGTGGCTCCGGTGCTTGCCATAATCGCCGTTATTGCAGCCTTGTACGTTGCGTGGGAAACAGATTTCAATGGTATGCGTGATACCGTTAGCAGCGTGTTTACTAGCATTCAGAGTATTGTAACGAGTGCAGTGACCATCGTACGGTCAATCATATCGATTGCACTTGATATCATTACTTCGTTGTGGCAGAGTAATTTTGCTAACGTACAAGGTATTGTTACGGCTGCATTCAGTACGATTCAAACATTGTTTGAGAGCTTTTTCACGATCCTCTCTGACATTTTTGCAGTGTTCGCAAATTTGTTCACTGGCAACTGGAGTGGATTGTGGGAAAGTATCAAGACCTTGTTCTCTGACGTATGGACTGTAATTCTGTCTTTGCTCGCGAACTTCCTGAATTTGATCATCCAAACGATAGTTGGAATTGTTGGCGGTGTATACGAGGCCATGATGGCTGTTGGTAATGCAATCGAGAATGCATTCACAACAGCGTGGAATAGTATCACGTCGTGGTTCGAAGAAGCAGTGCAAGACCCTGTTGGTACTTTGCTCGGAATCACAGATGCAATTTTCAACGCCGGTGCCAGTGTGTTCAGTGCCATGTGGGATGGCCTGAAAAGTGTCTGGGATCAGTTAACAGGTTGGGTTGAAGAGTGTGTGCAGTGGCTGGTAGACAAAGTTACGTTCTGGGAATCCGAGTCGTCGAAGATGTCGAGTGGCAGCTCTGACGGTTCTGGATCCAGAAGCAGGAACGTTCAAGGTTCTTTTGCAAGTGGTTTGGATTACGTTCCCCGCGACATGATCGTGAAGGTGCATGAGGGTGAAGAGATCCGTACCAAGCAGCAGCGCAAAGAGGACATGGAGAACAAGGGTGGCGGAGATACGTTTATCTTCCAAAGCCCGAAGGCCATTGACGAGGTAACTGCTGCGAGAGAGATGCGAAAAGTAAAAAAAGAGATTGCTGAAGATATGTTGAAATAACAAACAAGGAGGCATTGAAGTGGTCGAAAGTATTACGTTGACAAACGAAGCACTCGATGCTTCTTTGTTGATTTCACAGAGTGTTAGAGATTACGTGTTAAAGTCCGTAGATTGGGGTGTAGTTGAAAGTTCAAGGACAACGTACAAATATATTGATGAAGTAGGCAATTTGGTCACTAACGTGACACTCGAATCGAGACCTGTTTCCATCGTGGGGTGGGTAGTGGCTGGCACTAAGGATGACATGACACGAAGGAAGAAGTTCTTGAATAAGTTTGTCAATCCGTTGCATAAGATTACTTTGCAGTACGATGATTATACGATAGAAGGCATTGCTGACACATCTATTCGTTACGGAGTCGAAGAGAGCGAAAATAACGAAGTGATGTGTAAGTTTATGATCGACTTGTTCTGTCCTGATCCTATGTTCCGGAACGATACGCCCGGCAATGTCGTGATGGCTGATTGGTTGCCGCAATTCCATTTTCCTTTGACTATCCCAGAAGACACTGGAGTGATCATGGGGTTGCGTACACCATCGTCAATCGTGTCTATTGAGAATGATGGCGATGTTGATTGTGGATTTGTTGTTGTCTTCCAAGCTACTGGTACGGTAACGAACCCATACATCATCCTTATCGATACGCAAGAAACAATCAAGCTCGATACGGTGATGGAAGCTGGCGACATTATCGAGGTGTCTACCATCGTAAATAAAAAGACGGTTACAAAAATAAAGGGTGATGCCAAAACTAATGCATTCGACGAATATAACTTTGATGTGTCTACTATGTTCAAATTGAGGGTAGGCACGAACAACGTTCGTTATGGTGCGGACGGACTGGTTGAAAACTTATTGGTGAACGTCCGGTACAGTCCTGAGTATTTGGAGGTGCAGCAGTAAGTGGACATCTATGTTTTTGATTCCAATTACAAAAAACTTGGAATCTTGCAGAGCCCTTTGTCGGTATCGTATATTGAAAAGTTCAAAGCAAAAGGTGAATTTTCAGTCAGCATCGCATTGAGCAATTTTAATTCTAAGTTGATCCGCAAAGACAACTATTTGTTGTTTGACAAGGCTGCAGGTGTAGCAGGTGTTATCGATAAGTGGTTGAAGGATACGAATGAAAACGAGGCCCCCAAAATTACCATCGCTGGTGGCTTGTGTGATACGTTTTTGTATAGACGCATAATCTGGGGCCAATACATCAAGTCTGGAAGCAGTGTTGATATTGTAGAGGACTTGGTGAGGACTCAAGTTGTTGAGCCATCGGATCCAAAGCGTGCCATAGCTGATATTGAGATTGTGTCTACTTTGGAAAGTCGGGGCAATTCGATTCAGTATCAAAACACAGGTGGCGTGGTAGGCGAAGCTGTGGCGGATATCTGTTCGTCTGATGGTTTTGGTTTTACGGTGCGTTTTGATGCAAAAGCTAAAAAAATGACATTCCAAGTTGTCAAGGGTACGAATAGGACCAAGGGACAGAAGGAAGTGGCGCCATGCATTTTTTCCCAACAGTATGAAAACATCTTGAGTTCGAATTATGAGGAGAATTATTCGACGTACAAGAACGTTGCATTGGTTGCTGGCGAAGGTGAGGGGCAACAGCGCAAATACGTGACGTCTGGTGACAACGAAGTGTCCGGTAAGCAAAGATGCGAAGTGTTCGTAGATGCAAGAGATCTACAGTCCACAGATGGTGATGTGGCAATTCCTGCTGGGGAATACGAAGCCATGCTGGATCAGCGTGGCAAGGAACAGCTGGACACATTGAGGCCAGTTGTGAACTTTGATTGTACCGTAAACACGGAAGGCAATGTGAAGTATGGCGTTGACTTTTTCCTTGGTGACAAGGTTACGATTGAGGATAGCGATTTTGGAGAGCTTGATGCTGAAATAAGTGAGGTCGAAGTGGCTTACGATTCCAGTGGTAAGTCGTTGTATATTACATTCGGCTACAATCAGCTGAGCTTAGCCAAAGCTATAAAGGCAAAGGTGGTGAGTTGACAGATGGAGAAAAGTTTCTTCTTTAATGCGAAGAAAACGGGTGATACGTACGACCGTGTGTACAAGGCAGAGGAGTTTGCATCATATTTTGCTGAGTTCATCGGCAACGGCGTTTACCCCAACCCGAGTACTGGCTTGCAAGTGGTTGAGAACAGCGAGGCTGGCATGACCACGGTGCTCAAGCCTGGCTCAGCCTTTATCAACGGGTACGGTTACAAGAACACCGGTGACATTGTGTTTGAACACAAGGTGGCCGATGGTGTGTTGAATCGTAAGGATGCAATCTTTATTCGGTTCGATAACGCAGGCAGAGCCATTGGTGCCGTAAAGATGGAAGGCAACCCTGGTGCTGAGGCTGTTGCGCCAAAAGTGGTGCGTACTGCAGACTACTTCGATCTGTGCGTTGCTGTTGTTAATATCAACGCCGGTATCACTAAGATCACACAAGACCTGATCGAAGATACCAGGATGAATACTGAGGTGTGTGGTATCGTCCATGCTATTGTTGAACAGATTGATACCACTACCCTGTACAAACAGGTACAGACCGATTTGGCAAATTTCAAATCTGTAAGTGAAGCAGATTTCACCGAATGGTTCAATGAGATCAATGCGAAGCTCGGTGAAGAACCTGCTACGGCATTGCAGCAACAGATTGATAAAATAACGCCGAGCCTTGTTTTCATGTATAAGGCTTTCTTCGATTTGGATGGCTGGGCAGGAGGTTCTGGTGAATTCACGCAGACCGCGGATCTGGTAGCAATGGACGGCGGTCCTGACGTGACACCTAACTCGCTTTTCCAACCTGGCGTTGCTTGTAAGAAAACGACGAGTGCTGCAACGAATGAAACACTGCAGGATAACCTTGCACTGTTTCAGCTTGGCTATTCGGTCGTTTCTGAAAATAACAAGATAACTGCGCACCTCTTTGAAAGGCCGAGTTCTGACATAGAGGTTATTTGGTCGTTGAAGGAGGGCAACAATGTCAACTGATCTATTGCAGCCGGGTGGTGGATTGACGAAAAGCAAACTTGCACTGGCAGACGCTACGACTGGTGATGTGCTGTCCGGCAAAAAGTTTTATGCCGGGGATAAGGTAATAAAGGCGGGAAGTATGGCAAACAATGGAGCATGGTCGTCTTCACTTGCTCCAGGTGGCTCGGTTGTTGTTCCACAAGGCTACCATAACGGTGGCGGTAGAGTGAGCGCAAAGGCGCTGAAAACGGTCACCATGAATGTCGCAAGCTGGCCGCACGAATATCCCGCAATGGAGTGGCATTATACGCTGACGGGCGGGACGCTTGTCGGAATCGCGTCGCTTGACGGTGGTTCTGGCGAGGGAAGCAGCAACACCGTAGACAGCATCCGGATTGTAGGGAACACCATCTATGTTGCAAACCGACAGGGTGGCTTTCCCAACCGAAATATCACGCTGATTTACTACTGAACCTATTTAAGAACAGAGAGGTGTCAATGTGAAAATTTATGATGAAATCACAAAAGAAGAGATTTTTGATCCCGATTTGTCATTGGGCTACTTGTACAAAAGTACAATTGTTGTGGGCCACGTGGAGGAACGCACAGAAGTTATGGAAGGCACAGTAACGGAAGAGTACCCGGAGGGGTGGAATAAAGCGATTCCTGCTCATGATGTGGTCGAAGAGTGCATGTGGTATCGCAAATACACCGACGAAGAGTTGGTCCAACAGTCGGGTGGAAATATCGACAAGAAGATAAGTGATGCAGTTACGGCTGCTGTTATGTTGGCACAGGGAGGCGTGGTATAATGAATAGTATTGCTTACAGTGCCATGCTTGAACAGATGGACAAGGGAGCCTATACCGAGGTATCGGCAAAGAATACTTTGACGGTGATGTTTGCGAAGCAGATGTTGATCAAAGACGAGTATGACGAGCTGATGGACAAGGCTTCTGAACTGAGCATAAATACCGATGCTGGCGAATTGAACATTCGGCTGGTTAGTCTGGAAAAAGATGTTGCAGCCCTGAAAGAACAGGTCGCAGCCCTGCTGGAGGGCACCGATGTGGAGGATCCGACTGAGACTGAGCCTAAGCCTGACGGGTCTGAGTACAATCCGATAACGGCATACCGTGGTATGACGTACTACAAGGATAAATACTACAAGGACAGCGAGGACAATCAGGTGTATCTTTGCACTCGTGATAGCGATAGTGAACCTGGCACTGGTGTGTCTCTGAACTATCTTCCTCATGAACTTGTCAATATTTATTTCAACTACGTTCGCCTGAGCTAAGGAGGAATTGCTTATGACACCTTTTAAAGGAACGAACAGAGTGACCAGCCCGTTTGGTTACAGAACAATTACCATCAACGGCAAGAAGGTGAGCGAACATCACAACGGCATCGACGTGGTGTGTACCAAGTATGCTGGCGAGTCTGTTTCAGGCGATGCATGGGACTTCCGAGAGGTTACTGGTGGCACCGTTGTTGAGGTGAGCACTGGCTGGAATTCTGGGCGTGGTACCCTCGTTAAAGTGCAGACGGCACCCGGCGTTATCGAGATCTACCAGCACAATGCAGTAAACTACGTTAAAGTTGGGCAGGTAGTGCCTCAGGGCACCGTTCTTGCCCGTGCTGGTGCGACTGGTAATGTTACCGGTGTCCATTTGCATTTTGAGGTTCAGGTGAACGGCAAGGCTGTTGAGCCGTCCGCATGGCTTGGCCTTCCAAATGCTGCTGGCACGTATAGTGGTAATGATACCAAGGACGTTGCTGCTGACGATGAGCAACCTGCTGAGGTGGATCCTGATAGTTGGAAAACCATTCAGCTGGTTACGCTGGCCCCTCTGACTGACGAGGAAATGCGGGAGCCCGATGCACTGGCGGACGACCTTGGACTGAGAATGTCTGGCCGTTACAACCAGGTGCAGATTGACGACAATCATTTTGCTGCCATCGCCACGGTGAGCTCTGGTGATGCATTGAAGTTCCTTGCTATTGTCGAACGGAATGGCTGGGATAAGCAGAAGCGGTACCATTCGCAATTTGTGGGGTGATGCCAATGCAGGATCTGGCCGACAAGATATCCGCACTTATTACAATAGTGTTGCCGATTGTATCTGGCATAGCTGGATGGGTTGGTGCAAGCCTCAAGAAGGCAAAAAAGAAAGATGCCGATAACGAGGCAGAAATGAAGGCTATAAAGGATGGCTTGAAGGGCTTGCTGAGAGCCAAGATCATAGACCTCGGCTTGCACTACATCGAGGAAAAGTCCATACCGCCGTACGGAATGGAAACGCTTGAAAGGTGCTATGGCCCGTATGATGCTCTTGGTGACGGTGACCCGTCTATCGGGCACATCATGTCAGTATGTAGAGGTCTGCCGATCAGACCTAGTAGTGAATGAAAGGAGAATATATATGGATATTCTGGTTATGGTAATCGTGTTCGCCACACTGGTTGAAGCACTGGTCGAGTACGCCAAGACCATTGGCAAGGCGTTCCTCAACGAGGAGTACAAAACGGCTGTCACCCAGCTGGCGGCCGTCGTGCTTGGCATCGTGCTGTGTATTGCCGGCGATGCTGACATGTTTGCGGCCCTTGGCATTACGTTTAGCATCGACATGCTTGGCACTGTGTTGACCGGCATTATCATCAGCCGCGGTGCCAACTACGCCAGCGATATTATGAAGCGCATCCAGTCAATTGTGTCTGGCGAACTGGTACTCGGCGAGGTACCCGAAGTAAGCACTGACGAAAAGTAAAAATGGAGGGATGCTCCGTGTTTGACAACAACCAAGCCGGCATGGGATACAATCCGCTGGCCGGCAATCTCCGGCGACAGCAAGTGCCGCAAGGTCCTACTATGGGTATGTCTGGGACGTGGCCTGGTGCTTATGTGCCTAGTGGTTATCCTCAGGACCGCCAAGGCACAAGCAATATGTGGATCCCCGTCAAGAACCTCGATGAAGCTAGGAACGCGTTTGTGCAGCCTGGCGAACAGAAGTGGTTCATGGTAGACGACCAAATGATGTTTGCCATGAAAGCTGTGAGCAGTGCTGGCGTGATGGACTTCCAAGCGTTCGATTTCGCACCGCATGTAGAGACGCAAGTCCAGCAGACTACTACTCAGCAACCTGTCCAGCCCAATGTTTTGGAGGAGGTTGCCAAAATGATGCAAGGCGTCATTGGTAGGTTGGAGGGCCTTGAGGCAGCTGTGGACGGTTTGAAAGGAGAAAAAGAAAATGGCAAACCCGTTAAGCAGGTTTCTGTTTCAACAGCCCGGACAGGTGCCGGTACAAAGTGACGTAGCACCTGGCCAGGGGCTGAACCAGCAAATGTTGAATGGTCTTCAGAATATGGTGAACATGTTCAGCGGATCCAACCAGAAAGAAGCTGTGATGCAAGCTCTTGCAAGCGCCAACCCACAAATGGCAGAGATCATGCAGCTTTGCAACGGCAGGAATCCGAAGGAAGTGTTCATCGAGGGATGCCGACAGAGAGGTATTGATCCTCAGTATGCCCTGACTATTATGTCTCGGATCGGCATTCAGTAATTTGTTCAGACTGTAGCGACCGTACAGTTTGGAATATATTACGCACTTCAAATGGAGGTATCGTTATGAGTGAGTACAGTCTGTCCGACATGCGTGCTGCCATGGGTGGCAATTGCGGTTACGATGGTTGTGGTACGTTCGGCGGTGGTGGCAATGGCCTGCTGTGACTGTTCGCAATCGCGTTCCTGTTCGGTGGCGGCTTCGGCGGTATCGGTGGTCGTTGTGGCACTGGCTCTCCGGTTACTGAAGCTGACCTGTGCAACGCCAATTCTTTCAACGACCTGAAATCCGGCGTTCGTGACATCTCTGGTCAGATCTCCAGCATGAATACTGGCCTTACCAAGGGCCTGTGTGATTTCGGCTACACGATGTTCGGTCAGTTCGCTTCTCTGGAACGCCAGCTGGCTGATTTCTGCTGCGGCATCGAACGCAACATTGATGGTGTCAACTACAACGTTGCTCAGCAGGCATCCGGCATCAAGTCCGCTATCGACGGCTATGCTGCTGCGACCAGCCAGATGTTCAACGCCGGCATCCAGAGTGTCAAGGATATGTTCCGCGACTACCAGGAAGCCAACCTGCGCGATCAGAACATGAAGAGCTATATCCGCGAGCAGATGTGCGGCGTGGTTCGGTATCCGACCGATTCGTCCTATGCCTTCAACGCCAACCCGTTCTGTGGGTACGCTCAGCAGGGTTGCCGTCAGTGCTGCTGAGCCTTGTGTAAGTAACGGCAAGCAAGTAACCATAACCGAAGGTGGAGTGCGGTCGGCCTGCCTTCGGTTTTGTTTTAGGAGGGTATGTTATGATCGAAGCGTATTCCACGAATGTGGCTGTGGCTGCGAATCAGCCGGTCCCGTTCAATTCCATCTCTATTGCGAAGGGCTGTAGCGTTGTCCAGCGCAGTGCTACTACCTTCCTGTTTAACGAGTGCGGTGTGTACGAGTTGGAGTTTGACGCGAGTGGTGCGATCAGCGATGCTGTTGCCGCGAACGTTGTACTGCAGCTGGCCAAGAACGGCGTCCTTCAGCCGCAGGCTATCACCCAGGCAAACTCTACGGCGACCACGGATATCAAGACGTTTGGTTTTAAGACGTTCGTCCAGGTGCCCAACGATAACAGCAACTGCTGCTGTGTATCCCCGGTGACCGTCCAGATCCTGAACGGCGCTGCTGCGATCACCCTGGCTAACGCCAACATTACGATCCGGAAGGTCTGCTGCAGCTGATGAACCAGAGAGAGTTTGATTTCGTGGACGTGATCTCAATTCTCTCTCTTGCACTAGGCTACGAAAACCTGTTGGAGAATCGCCAGCAGTCAGCACAGAACGACATTGGTGCAGCAAACGATGCACAGGCCAAGTTCATGCTGGAGGAAATCAACAGGCGTTTTGAGGATCAGAACAAGGTGCTGGCGGAGATCCAGCAGAGGCTCCAGTCGCTGGAAGACAAGCTGAAATGAAGGGCGGTGGTAGAATTGAAGATCATTGGTGAATTGTGTGACTTCATCGAGGACGAGTTGAAAGGCATTGAGGAGTATGCCGAAATGGCGGCCCATTACAAGGCCGAATACAAGGAGCTCGCCGATGTGTTCTACGGAATGGCTACCAGTGAAATGGGTCACATGAAGAACCTGCATAGTTGGGTGGTGCGTCTGATCGATAAAGAGAAGAAGGACGGCACCCGCAATGTGCCTCAGGGTATGCTCGACGTGTGGGCATGGAAGCACAAGAAGATGATCGCTCGCTTCAACAAGGCGGAGATCAAGCTCCAGAATTATCAGAAGCTCTGATGAGCAAGAGTAGCCTGGCTTCGGCCAGGCTATTCCTGTTACATGCGATTACTGTTGACCTTCTGGCCTAGATGGCGTATAATGGGTACATAAGGAAGGGCGAGTGTCGCTCAAGTGATTAGCGAATCGGAGGAAACGAAAATGAAAAAGTTCGCGCCTGCTCGGTACGAAGAGATGTTCGAAGTCAGCGTTGAGAAGAAGGGGCTGATCGATCGAGACTGCATCGTTGATATCTGTGCTGTCAACGAAATGGACAACCGCGTCAACCTGATAGAGTTCTGAGAGGTGAGATAAGATGACATACAAGGTATGGGGCTATGTATATACTAAGCAGGGTTATGCCTTTGGTGATAGGGTAGAAGTGGTCGTCGACGCAGACAGTGTGGACGATGCACTGAAAAAGGTACGCAATGCGTATGGCAATCAGTTAGTTGTTGGCAAACCGTATTTCGATGCGGTTCAGCCTGCATAAGACGGGAGGACGTTCAAGTGAAGTTGAATCAGAACCAAGTGGTTGCTTTCAAGTGCTGTGGTAGAGAGTGGACGGTAAGTGGCGAGACTGCAACGTTTGACCGCGAACGTGGTTGCTTCTACAGCCATTGCCCCAAGTGTGGGGCAAAAGTGCTTTCCGATTGTATCACCGCGAAGAGAGCAGACAAACGCACGCAAGTGCGGCGTTAAGTTGGCTGTTGACCTTTCTTGTGAGGTGGTGTATAATACATAGTGTGGCTGAAGATATGGGGCCTTAGCTTAGCTGGTAGAGCACCTGGCTCATAACCGGGAAGTCCAGGGTTCGAGTCCCTGAGGTCCCACCAAGGCGCAAGCCTAAAGAGTAACTCAGTTGACAAGTGGAAGGAGTTCTACCAATGGAAAACCTGGAAAAGAAGACCCGCGATGAGTTGCGAGTGATTGCCAAGGAGCTGGACATCAAGGGTCGTGGCCACATGACCAAAGAGCAGCTCGTTCGGGCAATCGCAAGTGCAACCGGTGGTGAGGCTGCTGAGACGCCCGATGACGTATCCTCTGACAGTAACAAAATGAAGTACGTCGAGAATGCCGAGGTCGGTACTATCGTAGCCTTCAAGCTGCCTGATGGCCGTGTGAAGTCTGCCAAGATTGAGCGGCGGTCTACTTCGCGCCGCAAGCTGAAGCTGGCCACCCAGTACGGTGCTGAGTTTGTTGTGCCGTACGAAGACATCATTTGGGTTCGCACAACTAAGCGCTGGCCCAAAGGTGTGTACAACCTGTTGAAGGGTAAGGTGGCCGAAAATGAAAGCGGAAGCAAAGAAGGGGCCTAAAGATCAGCTTTCGCGTTCGGCACTGAATCGAGCAATCGATTCGTACAACGAGGAAGCACAGCTGTTCAAGGCTGCTGAGACCAGATTCAAGCAGTACAAAGAGAGGTACACCAAGATCATTGGTATGTACTTCGATAAGTTTTCACTGGATCGTTATTCGTTCAAAAAGAGCGAAGATGAAGCGATTGTGGTCAACCGCGTTCAGAAGTCATCCATCAAGTTTGATGCAGACAAGTTGGAGCAGGTCTTAGGTAAAGACGTAGCCTCTCAGGTTATCCAAAAGACGTATTACGTTGAGGATATGGAGGGGCTGATCGAGTATCTGAAGGCTTGTGGCGTGAACGGCAAAGTATTCAAGTCGTTCATACGAGTTGAGAAGTCGGTTGATCAAGATGCTCTGGATCATCTGGAAAGTTGTGGAGCCATTTCAATGGATGACATTGAAGACTGCTACGAACTGGTACAAAGCAAACCGTACTTCACAGTTAAGGTAGGAAGGGGCCATGCCGAATAAGCCAAATGGTGGATCCATAGATTCACGTGGTATGAACCTGGCGAAGGTTCTCTGGTATTACAACTTGCTACCGGATACCCATGCAGCAACCCAAAAGATCATTTGTCCATTTCATCAAGATGCAAACCCCAGCCTTCTGGTCAACCTGGAAGATGGTACCTGGTATTGTTTTGGATGCAATAGGTCTGGCGATGCAGCCAAGTTTGTGTCTTGTATGGAAAAGGGCTTAAGTGACCTGCAAGCGCTGAAGAGATATTACGAGATTCTGAAGTCTGACAAGTGTAGTGATTTTACCCCGTCACAGTTTGCCAAAAAGAGGCGCAAGCCACGTAGTGAGTTGTATGCTCAGGCATACGACTACTATCATGGATTGAGGCGAGTTGATTGGCGATACGACGATGAGACGGAAGTTGTCAAGGCCAAACAGTATATGAAGCACAGAGGGTTCTCCGTTGCCACATTGAACAAGGCCAAGGCAAAGGTCACGTACAACAACAGCTATGGGATCATATTTCCAATGCTTGACAACGGTAAGTTCAGAGGCTGGGTTTGTCGTACGATGGTTAAGGAAATCGAACAGCGGCGCAAATATCTGTACAACGAAGGTTTCTCACGAGCAACGACTTTGGTTGGTGACTATGGATCCAAAGACTATGTGTTCGTAGTTGAAGGATATATGGACAGGCTGAAGTTTGTTCAGTGTGGTTACGACAATGTAGTGGCAATCCTTGGTTGGAGGATAACTGACGAGCAGGTCCAGAAGCTGAAGGACAAAGGGATCACGAAGGTGGTTAGTGCATTGGATAACGATGAGTGTGGCAGACGTGGTACCAAGTATCTAGGTAGATTTTTCGAAGTAGTTAGGTTTACGTATCTCAAGGGCTTGAAGGATCCTGGAGATATGACACAACCCATGTTCGACAAAATGTTCAGACGAACAATGGGCAAGCTGAATAATGGAGGATAGCACGATGAGTCTTGTAGATAAAATCAAAAGCGATGTGAAGAAGTCTGGCAGCAACAAGGGTAAGCTCTTGTTCATCAGAGAAGGCGTGAAGTCGCGTGTTCGTTTCCTGAATGATATGGACGACGGCATGGAAGTGACTTTCCACGACAATTTTGCTGCCGGCATTACCCCTGTTCCCTGCCAGGAGATTTTCGGTCGCCACTGTCCGTACTGTGACGAAGAGGCAGACGTCCGCACCCGCAGCCAATATATCTGGTCCGTTTGGGACTACGATGCGAAAGAAGTTAAGCTGTTCATGTTCCCGGTCAACAACTGCTCCCCAATCCCGGCATTGATGGCCATGTACGAGAACTATGGCACCCTGACTGATCGCGATTACGTGATCTCCGTGTCTGGCAAGAAGCAGAACAAGACGTACGCGGTGATCCCGATGGATAAGGTTCGTTTCCGCAATGAGAAGGCGAAGCCGTATTCTGAGAAGGCAATCCTGAAGATCCTGGATAAGGCATACCCGTGTGATGCTGCCAGTGACGATGAGGGTGATGAGGACGAAGAGGAAGAACGCACCGCCAGCCGGAAGGCAAAGAAGCGTCCGCCGAAGTCCACTGGCAAGAAGTCCAAGCCTAAGTATGAAGAGGACGAGGATGAAGAAGAGGAAGAAGAGGACAGCGGCTGGGAAGACGAGGAGGAAGAAGAGGACGACGTGGACTACTCCTCTATGAGCCCGAAGGAGCTGTATAAGCTGTGCAAAGAGCGTGACATCGATGTACAGCCGAAGAAGCCGGCCAAGTATTATATCAACCAGTTGGAGGAGTACGACAAGGCTCAGGACGACTGGGGCGATGCCGAAGAGGAAGACGAGGACGATTGGGAAGATGAATGATAGGTGGTGATTGATGATGGTTGATCTTCACCGTCATAATATGTTCAGTCGTTTCGACGGTTTTGGTAAACCATCGGACCTCGCCAAGCTGGCCAAGGAGTTAGGCCACACTGCACTTGGTACCTCTGACCATGGTAACACGAATGGTCTGGTGCAGGTGTATAAGGCATGCAAGCATGAGGGGATCAAAGCAATCCTCGGTGTTGAGGGCTATTTCCTGCCAAAGTACAAACCGCAGGAACGCGGCTTTCACCTGTGCCTGTTTGCCAAGAACCTAGAGGGGTACAAGAACCTGAATACTATTCAGTATGAGGGTGAAAAGCGGAAGTTCTACAATCCGATATGGGACTTCGACTTGCTGGAAGAACACCATGAAGGGCTGATTTGCACTACTGCATGTATTGCAAGCTATTCTTCACAGTGTATTCTGAAAGGCAAGCCAGAGAAGGCAAAGAGGTACTTGCTGAAGCTGAAGCAGATTTTCGGTGATGACTTGTACGTTGAGATCCAGCCGTATAAGGTTAGCGAGGAAGGAGCCCAGGAAAAGGTCAACAAAGCAATGATGGAGTTGGCCGAAGAGCTGGGGCTCAAGTGCATCCTTACTTCCGATTCCCATTACGGCCGAAAAGAAGAGTTCGACACGTACCTGAAGATGCACGAGATGGATGGTCACGATTTGTCGTGGGTCGAGGGCACGTACAAAGAACGATATATGCCAACCGAGAAGGAAATCGTGGATCGTTTTGTTGCAATGCATTCCCCTGGTATGAATGGCCATGTATCGTGGAGCGTATCTGCCACCTTGAAGAGAGCGAAACAGATGATTGCCAATCTCGAAGAGATTGAGTCCAAGGTGGACGACGACATCCTCGGTGGCCTGGAGCTGAAGCTGCCCAAGCTGGGTGGTGAAGATAATTTCAAGGAGATCGTTCGCCAAATCAAGGAAGGCTTGAAGAGCCGTGGTCAGTATACCAAGCAGTATATCGAACGGTGTAAGCAGGAGCTGGATGTGATCAAGGCGAACGGCTTCATCGACTACTTCTTGATCGTTGCCGATTACGTCAACTGGGCAAAGGCCAGAGGTATTTGTGTTGGCCCGGGACGCGGTTCCGTATGCAATTGTTTGGTTGCGTATGCAATGCACATCACTGAGGTGGACAGCATCCGGTTCAATTTGGACTTCAGACGGTTCATGCGCTACGACAAAAAGGCTTTCCCGGATATTGACATCGACTTTGAGATGGACCGCCGTGGCGAAGTAATCGAATATTTGCTGAACAAGTATAAAGGCCACTCGGCACGTGTTTCCTCTTATGGCTTGTATCAGGTCGATAACACCCTGAACAAATTGGCAAAGGTGTGTGGTCTGTCTACCGCAAAGGACGTTGACCCTCAGCTTGCCAAACAGAACAAAGAAGAGCTTGCTCGGATTAAAAGAATGATCAACGAGCACAAGTTGGAAGATGGCTCTATTGATGAAGAGGGACTGCTGCATGGCGATAGCCGGAAGTATGTACAGTATTTGAACAAAACGTACGACGGTATCGTCATGCACTTCCTTCGCTTATTCGGCAAAGTTCGCTTCATTGGTACGCATTCTGCCGGCGTTGTTATTACGTCTGGTGATGTGCTGCAGTATACGTCGTTGAGGACAGATAAGAGTGGCAACATCTATGCGTCGTACAATTTGGAAGACCTGAATGACATCAATATCATCAAGTTTGACTTGCTTGGCTTGAAGACGATGCAATCGATTGGCGAGTGTCGCAAACTAGCTGGCATTGAAGGCTTTGACGTCAAGCACGTCAATGACCCGAATCTCCTGGAACAGTTCCGCCTCGGCAATACCAGTGGTGTGTTCCAATTTGAAAGTGGAACTGCAAAGAGGATTCTTGATGAGATTCATTGTGACTGTTTTGATGACGTTGTCGCAACGTGTGCAATGAACCGTCCTGGTCCGCTGGGTCAAGGAATGCCTGAAATGTATGCCGAAAGTAAGTTGAGTGGTGTTCACAAAGATGGTCCAATGTACAAGTACGCAAAAGAGAGTTATGGTACAATCGTGTATCAGGAGCAACTTTTGCTGATCTGCGTGTTCGTTGGTGGTCTGGAGTGGAACGAAGCTGACCAAGTACTGAAGGCTAACAAGCACGGTTCGGCAGAACGTTCGATAGCTATTTTGAAAGGTTACACCGAGAAGACTGGCGTTGACTTGAAAGAGAAATTCCTTCGCAGTGCGACGCGAAATGGATTGTCTAAGGCCGAGGCAAACAGTTTGTGGGATTCGTTGATGGTGTATACTTTTAACAAGGGTCATGCAGCTGGTTACTGTATTGTCGCAATGGAGGAAATGTTTTACAAGTATTACTACCCAACGTTCTTCTGGTATTCCAAAATCAAGTATGCAGGCTCCGATTCGGACAAGGAGCTGTACAGCTCGTATGCTTCCAAGTCTGGTTCAGTCGTATTCTTACCGCACGTCAATTACTCCAAAGTGTCTACGTCAATTCGAAAGGTTGAAGGGGAGTATGCCTTGCAAAGAGGCTTGTCCGAATTGAAAGGCGTTGGCGAAAAGGCTGCTCAATTCATTCTTGCTGAGCGTAAGCGCAATGGCGTGTTCACATCATTCGATAACTTCTACGATCGTTGCAAGGGGCGTGTCGTAACGTCCAAGGTGGTAGACATCCTGAAGGAGCAGGGTGCTCTCGAGTTCAACAAGCGTGTGTATATCAAGCGCGTCACGGCATACAACTCGTCACTGTATAGCAGGGCCATTCGTGATTGAACGCGACTGTTGACCAAGCGAGATGTTTGGTGTATAATGTTAGTAAACCAAGTAAAAGGAGGCAAACAAATGGAACGTACAACTGTTTTTTGCAAGGACACGTTCGAAGGTATCCACCGCTTTGATGGAGCGCCTTCGGAGGTGGTGTACCTGCGCCAGCCGCATCGGCACATGTTTGGCGTCCAGATCGAGCTTGAGGTCAAGCATGATGACCGCGAGGTGGAGTTCGTCATGCTGAAGCATCGGCTGCGCGAGTGGCTGCATCGGCATTGCGTCGACGGCGTATGGCCAATGAACACTATGTCTTGCGAGCAGCTGGCCAAGCTCGTGATCGAGATGGTCAGTCAGCTGTATTCTGGTCGTCGTTGGATCAAGGTGACTGTGGACGAGGACGGCGAGAACGGAGCTTCGGTTGAAACGGAGGTCAACGGTAATGACGCTTGATCAGTATCAACGAAAATCCTGTTATGCGGTCCAGGAGCACGAGAGCCACAAAGAGGCTA